TTTCAAGAACCTTATTGCAAAAGTGATTAATGTGAGACACCTAATCGACCCTAAGAAGTTGCCAGGTTTTCCTTACACTATTCATTTTAATAATAATGGTGATGCGTTGCGCAACCTTGATTTGATCAAGGCAACTGCTGCTCGCGTTTGGTTATGGATCAACTTAGATTTTAATAAGATGAGAGAATTAACCGAAATTGAGAGAATCGATATGGGTTTGTGTGACCCCATTGGTTCATTTGTTAAAGATGAACCTCATCCGGCTCGTAAAGCAATCATTGGTGCGTGGAGAACAATTTGTCCCACAACCATTGTGACTCTATTAATTGAGAAACTTTTGTTTGCAGAGCGAGCATCCTTGCTTTCTAGCTTTGGCGTAGGATACGAAATTGGTATTGGGTTCAGTGATGACCGAGCTCTAGACACCATTAAATCTATGGACGAGGCAGATGTTAAGTATAAGGACTCCCGCATGATTTCTAGCGATATCAGTGGTTTTGAGTCTGCTCATACTGAACAAATGTTTTCGGCCTCCTGTGAGATTGATCGCAGATTATTTAAGGTTGACGGAGGTTCTACTAGTTGGAATAAATGTGACAGGGTTTGGGCTTATTTACAAGCTCATTCAACCATTTTGATTAACAAGAGATTGTATGTCAAAATGGTACCTGGAGCAATGAATTCCGGTAGTGGTGATACCAGTTCGCGTAATACGCTGCTTCGACTATTGTACTCGAAATTAGCACATGCCGATCACTGTTTAGCAAACGGTGATGATGCATGTGAGTGGATCACAGATAAGGTAGCTTATTTGCGAAACTGCGAGGAAATTGGTCTTAAGGTTAGAGATGTCTCAGATGAAAGACATTTCTGCTCCCACGATTATTCCCAGGGAGTTCCTAGACTAATGAACATAGTCAAAGCTGTCACTAAAATAGTGCACAAGGACAATATGGAGATTGAGGACGCATATCAAGTTTTACATGATTATAGACATCATGAAGATTATGATAGTCTTCTCTCTTTTGTTCAAGCCTGTTTTATTGAAC